GTCCCGCTACACTTATCCGTAAAACCTGCGGTAAAGTGTTATTCCCTGTCAAATTGGCGGGGTTTACAGGCGTTCCGAACGCACCCGCCGTTCCGCTTGCTGTCAATAGATAACCGTTCGTGCTTGCGGGGACTTGCGATTTTTGCCACGCCGCGCTATTTACAGGCGTTCCGAATGTCCCCGCTGTTCCGCTGTGCGTTGCCAAATAGCCGCTTGTGCTTGCGGGGATGTTGTTCTGTTTTCCATTTAGCACGTTCACGACTTGACGGATTTTCGCCCAAATCGTTTGCAATATATTGGCAATCGTGCTTGAACCGACTGCGTTTGTGTTTATGTCCGTTCCCGCGCCTGTTTCCGCTGTCAACGCCGCATTTGCGGGGGCTTTGCCGTTCACAAGGGTATTAAGCGCGTCCCATCCTATGACGCTGATTGTTCCGTCCATTTCAACGAAACATTGACCAACTGTTTCACTTGACATAACGCCGCCAAGCGTTGTAAGCGTTGCGACATTCAGCGTGTCAAGCCCGTTGTTTTCAAATTTCCCCGTTTGCGTGTTCAACGTCCAAACTTCTTTTGTGTCGATGTTGGTCAATCGAACGGTGTCATAAATCACGGCGGGGGACACAGTATCAAGAAACGCTTTAATTTCCGCATCTGTAGGGTTTGCGCTGTTGAACACGGTTGAAAAATGGATTCGAATAACCCGTGTCCCCGCCGCCAACTGTTGAATCGCGTCTTTGTTCTGCTGTATCTGCTCATATGCGCTCATGGGGATTAGCCCGTCAGTAACTTCATTTGCTATCGGCAATACCGCCGCAAGCGTTGAACTGTCCCCCTTTGTCGCTTTGACCGCATGAATGGAAGCGTCATAATCAAGCGCGGTCACGGTCTTGTCTGCTATCGCCGAATCACGCGCCGATGCTTCAGTAGCAACCGCCGAATCAACGTATGATTCAGTAGCAAGCCCCGTTATATCGGGGATGTCACTTTTCAAGGCGATATTCGCCTTATCTGCGGTATAAATCGGGTCTGATTCCGACTGCAAAGCCGAATCAGCTTTTGCCCCTTGCGCTGATGTCGCAAATCCCGTGTGACCGCTGTTAGCATAGTTAAGGTTGCTTAATGCGGAATGGTCACTTGTTCCACCGCCCCCACCGCCTTGAAATGTGTATAAATTCGTCCATGACGTGGGTTGTTGCGTTGCGAAACGGTATTGAAGCGTGTTGCCGCTCATTTGGAACTGCGGCGTTTCGCCGTTTATCCCGTCCAATCCGTCCGTACCGTCACGCCCGTTTGTTCCGTCTGTGCCATTTGTACCATCCAAGCCGTTTTGACCGTCCGCGCCTGTCAACACCGACAACGCAACAAGTGTGTTCCAACTTGCCGCGCCAACGTAACGCCAAACGATGTACAAGCCGCTAACCGAAAGTTCAATGTCGCGCCCGTCAACCCCGTCCGTTCCGTTTGTGCCATTCGTGCCATCCGTGCCGCGAAACGCTAACGCGCCCCCTAACCATTGCGAACCATCAAAAGTATAAGCGTTGACGGGGTTTCCAACGCCAACGCTTATACCGTCTTTCAATTGGTCAGGATTTTGCGTGTAATAATCATCCCTGTCGGTTACGGACGCAAACCATTTGACTGTACCGCCGATATTTCTACCGCCCGAATTTTGGATGATACTGTCGCGGATATTTTTCAAGCCTGAACTTATTGTTTCGCCGTCCCACCGCCCATTGAAAATCCAGTTGCCCAAATCGTCAAGCGTGAAAGAATCTTCTGTGCTGATAACTCTCACGGTTGCGGGAAAAGCTGTATCGGGCATATCGGACGGGGTATCAGCGTACCAAAAACCATCATTCGGGTTGTAGAATACCATGATGTTTACCCCCTTGAAATAATCCTTGCAATCGGAATCGCCTTGTGTGTGATGTATTTGCCGTTGCCGTCATTCACAAGCGTCCAGTTCGCGCCGTTCTGCAATTCGGCGGCTGTCGGTGAGTTCTTCGCCATAATCGTCTTTGTGAAGCTGATACCGTAAGGCGCGAACACCTTTCTTTGGCGGCTGTAAAGGTATGTTTGACCGCCGTTTGTTTTCGGGTCACGGTTCATTTCATAGGGGACTTCCGCGCCGATGTTTTCAAAGTCAAACGCGCCCACGCCCAAAACATAGGTTGTGTAGTTGGTGTTCCCGCCGCCAACGTCAAGTGTCGGCATATGGTCATCAATCAGCACAACGCGCCCGTTCCACGTTGCCATTGTAAGTTCACGCTGAATGCCGTTGTCATCGTTATACAGCATATACTTCAACAGCTTCAAATTTTCAAGGTTTGTCGCAATCGTGCTGTGCATGATGGCAATGCTGAACAAGTTTTTCTTGTCACCGCTTGCCTGTTGAATCGCGCTGTTGAGTGTTTCAGGCGCGACAAGCGGGTTCGCCGTCCCTGTGATGTCGAAGGTGTGTTTCGTGATGAATTCGGTGTTCGCCGTCCCCGTCATCGCGTAAATGCCGTTCAGAATCGCAATCAATGTGTCTTGGTCAATATCTTCCCAGTATTCGGAAACTTGCCGCGCCACATTGGACATGAACCCCGCGCCGCCCGTGACATCTTCCGAAAAGTCACGTTCAACCCACGCTTTGGCGCGACCGACCACGACAACGCCCCGTTCATAGGTTGTGGTTGACGTTGCAATGATGTCCGTTTCGCCGTCATAGTTCAGAACCTCGCCGTCAAGCCGCCCGAAAAGCGGAAGCGTGGCGTACACAACGCCCGTTTGGTTGCTGAACGCCTGTCTGATTTGGCTGTTCGGCTGTAACGCCCGTGATTTGATGAGTTCGTTCTTCCGAACCTTCGGGATAATGTCTACATACCGCCCAAAGGCGTTCGGATTAAAAGTTTTAAGGTCAAACTTTGCCATTGGTTATCATCCTTTCTTGTTTTTAGATTTTCGCATCGGGATTCGCTTCCATGTACGCCGCGATTTCCTCATATGACATTTTGGAAATGTCAACCTTCGTGTCAGGTTCTTCCACGCCTGTTTGGGCGGGGGATGCCCCTTTCATTTTGGTCTGTTTGGTATCGGCATCGAACAGGAATTTTGAATCTTCCGCGCCCTGCAATTTCTTGATTTGGTCTGCAAGCCCTTCAACCGTGCCATCATCGGCAAGTTTCGCTTTGTCCAAATCAAGCAACGCCCGAACCGCCTTTGCGTTTTTCGCTTTCGCTGTTGCCAAAGCCGCATCAACGGCGGCATTCACTTTAAGGGTCTTGACTTCGGCGGCGTGTGCATCGGCGGCGGTCTTGTTTGCCGTCTGCAATTCGGATATTTGCTTTTTCAAGCCCTCGACATCGCCCGTGGAATTTTTCAGAGTTTCAAGTTGCCCGTCACGCTCTTTCAAAGAAGCCTGAAGCGCGTTCTTTTCGGTGTTGACCTCATCGAACCGCGCCTTCGGGATGTACCCTTTCAACTCCTCTTTGAAGGAATCCGCGACCGCCGCTTCAACCTTTTTAGCGGCTTCCTCATCAAGCCCTAACTTGATTAAATCTTCTTTTTTCATGGTATAAGCCATCCTTTCAAAACATTTGGTGTCGCGGTTCAGTCCGCGAATATTGTCTTTGTGTTTATCGCCCACAAATACCAAAACGGCGATTTTTGCGTATGAAAAAAGCACCCTTGAAAGTTGTCTTTCAAAAGTGCCTTAATCCCAAACTTGCCCTTCAGGGGGTAACAGTTCAAAGATGTCATAAAAGCGGGGGATGTCTTTGGGAAGTTTGCCGTCCTTTATCGCGGTCAACACCTCAATCTTCAGGTCAAGCAATTCCACGCTGTCTACATCGAAGTATTGAAAAAGGGGGTCTTTCGTGTATGCCAACAACCTTGTTATTTCGTCATGCTTTTTGATAACAGGGTCATTGCTTCCGTCATAGTCTTTGCCGTGCTTTTTGACCAACTCATCAATGTAGTCATTGATTGTCATTTTCCATCACCTACCTTTCCAAGCATACCTTCAATCAGCGCGTCAAGTTCCGCGACCAAATCAGGCTTGTCACGGCGCAACATTTCCACTAAGTCAGGGCGGGTCACGCTCAACGCGCCATAGTTGGCAAAGGTTTCATGCAACTGCGGTTCAAGGTGTCTGTAATACTTTGTACCGTGTCCATATATAACCGCGCCCTTGTCACGGTATGCCCCCGCTGATAAAGCGTCATAGATGTCTTGTAAGTTGCCAACACCGCCTCCCATCAAGTTCCTGCTCAAATAATCGGCGGTTTCCTTTCTAACTTTATCAAGCCGCTTGACTTCATCGTTATAAGCCTTTCTTGCTTGCGACCAACTCATGTTCGCGGCGCGGTTTGCGTCATAAACACGTTGCGCTTCCTTAACGCCCATCTGATATGTCGCGTTGCATTGCGTCAATACGTCATCATAAGACGTTTTGAACGCTTTGAACAAGTCTGAAACTTCGGTTGACATACCTGAACGGCTTGCTTCAAAGGCGGTTTTGAAAGACGCGCTTTGTGTGCTGAACCAGTCCGTGGCTTTTTTTGGGTCATTCCGCGCCATAAGGTCAAGCAAGTGGAATTTCTCATGTACCGTGGTGTTCACTTGCCCCGCAATGTTTTCACCCGCCAGTTTCGGGATGACCAACTTGACTTCGCGCAACTCCCCCGTGTACATCAAGTGTGACGTTTGGACGGCGTGATTCGCCCCGTGGGATATGCTGAACTTGATGCCGTTCGCTGAAAAGTTTTCCAGTTCCCCCATGCTTGCAAGCAATTCAACGGCTTTCGGGTCTGCGTTCTCTCTCCCGTTTATAAAGTCAATGAACCTTTGCGTGTTCCGCTTTTCAGCACCTTGCGCGAATTCGGCGGGGAAGTCCGAAAGTGTCAATTCGGGTCTATCCCTTATTATAGCATCTTCCCCGTCCTTTTTCAACGCCGTGTTTGATTTGGTTCGCGGCGGTTGCGTCTTGTCCACATAGCTTGCCTTCCACTCTGTATACTGCATATCGGACGGGACATAATGCGTCTTTCCAGTTTCAGGGTCACGGGCGGCGCGTTCGCCCACATCGTCATCAAAGAAGGGGATTGTCGCGCCCCTGCACCACGGATGGAAAGGCGGCGCGGTAACACCCGCTTCATATTCGGACATCGGGAAAACTTGACCGTCCATCGCCCCGCATATGGGGCAAGTCCGCGCATCAAGTGTTTCAATGACTTCAAAGCGTTCAACGTCCAGTTCATTAAATGCGTCACGTTGCGCCAAATTGGAAAAATACGCCGATTCGGTCATTATCAATCGCCCTGCGTTGCTTTTGGACGTGTTCATCGCCCTTGCAAGGTTATTGATTGCCATATCGGGCGGCTTCAAGGCGTTCCATAAGGTCAAGTAAAAGCAACTGCCCGTAGACACAAACCCTGTTTGCCTGAAGCGGGTCATAAAGCGCGTTGTTTTTGTCCTTCATAACCCCATAGGTAGAGTTCAACACCAGTTTTAAGGACGCTTGAAGCGGGTTTCCCTCGCGCTTGTACCGCAACCGCTGATTGTATATTTCCTCATACTTCGCGGGGTCTTTCATTGACCGTGAACCCAAACCGTATTTAATCATCAAGGATGGGTAAAGGCTTGCAACGTCCATGTTGATGTAATAACCCTCGCCGTGGTATTGTTCCAAAGCCCCATGAATGCCGCCCCATCCGAAAACATGAGGAACACCCGCTATGAGGATTTCAAGGTTGTGGTTCTTTGATTTCGGGTTCGCGGGGTCAACCTTGTATTTGCGGTTCGCGGGGTTTCTGTACCAGTCAAGAACCGCCGTGTATTTTTCAACCCGCATGGTTGAAGGAAAATCTATGTCAAATTCGTCATCGTAGTCATGTTTAGTGGCGTTCAATATGATTGCGGAAAGTTGCGGCTTCGTTTTCCCGATTAGGGACAAATCAAGCGCGTACCCCTCGCAAGCCAATTTCACAAGCCCCATGTGGGCGGCGAACGGCTCATCATTGGCTTCCTTTTTCAGGAATACTTCAATCGTCTGCTCCACGTCATGGCGGCAATATTGAATCGTTTCCTCAATTTCCTTTTGGGTCAGCTTGCGTTCAACGTCAAAAGGAACGCTTGTTTCCTTGATGCTGTTTCCCATGAACCCTTCAAAAGTTTTAAGCCCACGGTCAGTATTAAGCATCACGTCATAGTTGTTCAGTTGGACGTTCCTGAACAGCGTGGAAAACTTCCATCCCGCTTGCCCCTTGACGATGATGTAATCATTGACCTTTTTCGGGTCAAACCCGCAAAGGATGGCTTTCAAAATCCATTGGTCATAGTGGCGGCTATTGAATCCCGCCCAAATATCCCGCTTGTTTTCGGCGTGGAACTTTTCAAGCCCGTCAGGGTCATTGACAAAGACAAATTCCATGCGTTTTGATGTGTCGAATATCACGACAAGCCAATCATGCGCGAATATCTCAAAATCGTAAAATAACACCGTTTTCACCCTTTCATGCGTTTTAATGTGCGCCAACACAAACGATTTGCGCGGGGATGCGGGAACACCCCCGCGCCATCATTCAGCCGTTATTCCAGTTCGTAAACTTCCGCGATTTCAAACGTGTTGTAACCCTTGCTGTTTTCGCCGAATTTCAGCGCGTATTCGTAGTTCCCGTCAATGGCTTCAAAGATGTCCATGATGAGGTTGCCATACTGGTTGTAGGTTTCGAACCTGATGTCAAGCCCATCCACTTGTTCAGCCAAGCCGCGCAAAACCTCATTGGCGTTGTGGATTTGGAATCCGATTTCGACAACCTGATTCATGAAAATCATGCTGCCCTTGTATTCGCCCGTGACAACCTTAAACCAAATCGTCACCATCGGCTTGCCGCTTTTGGATTCAGTCAACTCCATTTTCTCAACCTTGACCTCGTAATCGCCGTGGGGGACTTCCTTGAAATTCGCCCCGTTTTCAGCGGCGTTCTTTACGTCATCCGCAAGCCCTTTGGTGTCAACCGCCTTGTCAAATTTGTCCCATATGTTCTTCGCCATTGTAATTCCACCTTTCTTTGTTCGTTTGCGTCTTGAAAAGACACATAACGATTAAAATTTTTAGGATTCGCGCCGTTTGCGCGTTCTCACGGGCGGCGCGGGTTTCGGGGTTTCCTCTTGCGCGGGTTCTTCCTCATCGGCGGCATCCTGTCCGCTTTCGGCTTCGGCTTCGGGTTCAGGCGCGTCATCATCGCCCGTGTCTTGCGGCGCGTCCTGTTCGCTTTCAGGCGGGGTCTTTTCGGCGGGGGTATCATCC